TACCAGCAGTTCTTGCAGTATCTAAAGCGACACCCCACCAAGTTGTGTTATATATTTCTCCGTATCCCATCTTTTTGTTTTATATCAGTTTTTTCTTGTCGCTGTTTTAGCTTTAAATAGCTTACTAGCTTCTTAACGTTTGTTTTTTTTATTCTATAAAGTTTTTTCATTATAACACCCAACCAACAAATGACGCACTTTTTGAGGGGTACATATCCTCGTCTCTATTCTCATAGTATTTTGGAAATTTCTCGGAAGCGTTAAAGCTCATATAGTCTATAAATCGTCTAGTGTAAAACTCTGCGTAGCTTCTATGTTTTTGTGTTAAAAAGTCTATTTCTTCTTTTGTCGCTGCCTGTCCGTTTTCGCTAGTATGCTTAAACAACCCTCCGTTTTTGATTTCAAAGGACGCTATTGGAATATAATCTACCATACTATAGTGTATGAGCATTGGCTGTAGATAATCGTTTAGAAGCGCTTGCTGGTCTGTTGTGACTGAATTATTAAGTATTGCGTCGCTAAGTTGATCGTATAAAGCTGTACCGCAATATATTTGCAAATGCTGAAACTGACTAATTTTAATTACCTGTATAAAGCGGTCTGTATCTACTGATCCGTTTATGAATGTATTTTTTACTAAGTCTGTCCTATTTATAAAAAGTGCTGTAGCCATTTCTTATTAATTATTATATCGCCAGTAATCGTTACTAGACTTTGCTATTTGCGCCACCTCTGGTGCGTTTTTTTCTATCTCTGCTTCTCTACGTAAGCTAGGGTCTAACTCGTTTATTCTACGTCTAGCCTCAGTTACTGTTATTTTCTTATTGTTTTTTCTTAAGTACGTTCTACGCTCCCAATAATGTCGGCAGTTCACACCGCCCTTATAAAGAAAAATATTATAATCATTAGAACCACCAACACCTAAGCCTGGATTTACACCGTCTGCGTTTCCGTTATAGTTTGGATTATCACTGTCTAAATCTTCAACTCTATATATTTTGTTGTTAAACATTTTTTGGCAAAAATCACGCTGTGGGTTATTGTTTCCAGCGTATGCGTAACGCACTTTTATAATAAGCGTGTCTTGATCACTTGTTTTATTTGGCGTACTTCTAACTACACTAGCTAAATTTAAAGCACTATGTATGTTTTTATCATATTCATTAGCTGGTGTAGCGTCTATTAACTCCCATTCGCTAAGGTCTTCTTCTTCGCCTATATCTTTTAGTTTTTCGTATAAGTCTTTACGCATTTTGTCTGCGTCTGAAAGCGGTACACAGTTTGGCACTTCCTTACCGTCTTTAATCTTTGTGCCTATCTGCTCGTAACCGTCCCAGCAAGGCGCTTTAAGATCGTGACTTTTACAAGGCATATACCACGTCTTACCGTCTACTTCGTGTTCGTGATGACCACCGCAACCCATTTCCTCAGCTACTGCCTCTGCTTCTTCTTTCGTATCGTAAGCTGTTTTACCGTCTATCTCTTTACTAGATAACGACAATTTCTGTCCTGTTTGCTCTTCTACTTCCTCAGCTGTTGTAGCGTTTGTTAAGTCTACAAATTCTAGTGGCTGTAAGGTCTTTACGTATAGTTTTAAGCTCATTTCGTTGTAAGCTAGTATAGAATCAAAGGCTTTTAAAATAAGGTCTTGAAACGGCGCTATAACGGTATTGTCAAAAAGTATACTTGCCTGGCGTAATTCGTCTGAATTTGAAGAAAACCCTGTAGACTTGTTTATACCCAAAAGTAAAGGACTCGTAATCCTGTGTCCTATGATTATTTTTTGGCTACTCTCTTCGCTTAAAAACTGATATTGCTGGTGTGCGTCTGAAAGTTGTATAGTCTCTACAGTCGCTTGCTCTTCTGAGCCATTATTAAAGGCTAGTATTATGCGTCCAGCATTTGACGTGCCTGTATATTTTTGATATATTTTATTTTCTATTTCTCGCTGTGTGTCCTCGTCTGGTATGCCAGAGTTCATATTCATAAGCATACTTGGCGCCATTCCGTTAAGTAGCGAGTTTAAATGAAAGTTGCTTATTTCAGACTCCATTTCTATATATTGCGTCGCTCCTTGGTAGTCTACAGGGGAATAGTAGTAGTAACCAGACTTATATGGTTTTATGTATAAAATCTCTATGTCTTCCGTAGAAAACCCAAACGCTGGTATTCTTTTTAGTTCGTCTCCGTTTTTAACTTGCGTCCAGTCTGGCGAATAGTAATACCCCTCAATTTCTCCGCTTTCTTCATTACATTTCTCTGCACGTAAAGTCTCTACAGGATAGTGTTCTACTTGTACTATCTTAGTTCTATCTGTATTATATATAACTTGTATACTAGCTTGACCAAATAGCTTTAAATCTATCGCTAAACGACTCAAACAGTCGTCTGTAAATAGTTTTTTCATTACAGCGTATTCGTTAGGCTTTTTATTACTATCTAAAGCGTCAACACCACGACCAGCAATTAACTGTGCAATTCCGTTTATAGCAGCTGAGTTAGTTGGCGATCCGTTAAATAAGTCGTTTAGGAATCCAAAGTAATTATTGTCTGCACCGTACTTTACAAACTCGTTATTTTGCTCTTCTATTATCTCTGGACTTGTATAAGTACCTAAGTTAATAAATCTAGGTGTAGCGTTTTTTACGCCAGTGCTGGGTTTCTGTTTGAATTTTTTCATATTACTATATAGTCGTTACTATAGCTGTCGTTGGTTATATAAAGGTCTTTATTTATGCTATACTCTTCATTATTGTTTTGGTTAATAGCTTGAGCTGTGCAAAATATCTTGTCTGTGTTATACTTCCTACCAGCCACAGAAGTACTAGTTAGTTTTAAATCGTAAAAATGCCCTTCTAATAAAGTAAATACGCCTGTAAATTTTAAATAGTCGTTTTCTTTTACCATTGTAGTAGTATATGACGTTGTAACGTTGGTTTGATCGTCTCTAAGCTCTATTACATTGCTAATAGCGTACTCTCTGGGTATGATGTAAAAGGTTTGCTCGTTTGATGTCGGTTTTAACACTCTCATACATATATAACGTAAAATATTATTTTTTTGCATAAAAAAAGAGCGCATCTCTGCGCCCTCTCCATAGCCTTAGCATATACCTAATATAACCCCTTATTATGCTGGCTCAATTTGTCCAGACTCTACATTACCTGTAACTACAGACGCAGCTGTAAAGTATGCTGGTAAAACTTCTTGTGCTGTAAAAGTCAGTGCAGAAAAACCAGAAAGGTCTCCGTACGCTTGTCCAGTAGTAATTGAACCTCCAGAGCTATGTACTCCGTTAGTCGCTCCCATTAAAAAGTAGTTACCGTTGTAGTCTTCTACAAAAACGTGTGTTCTAGCTTTTAATAAGTCTGTTAGCTCAAACTGTGTTAGTTTGTCTAGTTTCTTTAACGTTACCGTTAATGTCTGCTCGTAAAATACGCTACCGTTTTCAGCAGAAGCTGTTACAGCTTGCTCTAGTCCGTTAGAACCTTCTACGTCGTATTTAAATAACTCTGGACTACCAGCTATGCTTTCTAACTCGCCTGTCGTTGCGCTTACTGTTAAAGCACCTAGAGTACCAAAATCGCATACGTAAAATGCTTTAATGCCTCCGACTGAGCTAGTGCAAGGTAAAGTACGTCCGATACTTAGTGAATTGCAACTCATTTGTTTATATTTTTAAAAGTTAAAAAAAAAGGGGTGGTAGGCGCAAAACGGCTTACCTACCCCTAAATTTATTGATTAGTTAATTATGATAAAGTATACAAAACACAGTCCTGTGATACTCCATATTGAACGCCAGCTTGGAAACGTAGGATAATTCTTACGTTGTCTGAACCGTCTAAATCTGCCATATCTAAAATCTTAGCAGAAGACTGTCCCATATCTGCTAGTAAAGCAGTTCCAAAGAAAATGTTAGATTTTTCAGCTGCTACCATATGATCTGCTGGCATACCTGGTGCTTTAAATACTTTGATACCTTCGAAAGTTAACCCTCCGTTTTCATACCATAAAGAACCTCTGTTGTCTACACCATTTGCGCCTACACCTCCACTTGCGAAGCCTCCTAAAGCTCTCACATAGGCTTTAAAAGCTACCGTTGGCAAATATAAGTGTAAGTCTTCCTTACCGTATACCGCTGCTGGTATTGAGTCAACTAGTTTTCCAAGTTCTGCTATAATAGTAGAAGATGCAAAAGCAGAAGCTGTACTAGGTACGTCTACTACGTTAGCGTCAGCTGCCATAAGTGTAGTTAAACCGTCAAATTCTCCAGCAGTTCCGTTTACACCACCCCAGATATTTTGCTCTGTTTTTTGTGCTACCTCAGCTGCTACGTGAGCCATAATGTAGTTACCAAAAGAAGATGGTAAGTTTTTGTATGCGCTAGCTCCCATTTCTAAAGCAAGATAGTCAGACAAAAAGTCTTTCTTACAAAGCTGTAAATTTACTTGGAAAGGCTCAACTTCTAGAATACGCTCAGAAAGTGTAATCTGGTCAGCTGTTACTGTAAAGTCGCAAGTTGCGTCTGTAATAATTCCAGAAGTGTCTAATTTTTTTACTACTTCTTTGTAAGCTACGTTTGGCTTAACTGTGATACCACCTTTATCGATAGTGTCTCCAGACAATAAAGCTGCTGAAATTAGCTCACCAAGGTATTGTCCTTCGTAGCTAGTTGTGATTGTGTTAACACTACCGTTTCCTGTAATGTCTCTTAAATTTGTTTTTCTCATTTTATTAATTATTAAAAAGTTTGTTAAATACTCTGTCTTTTGTTGTATTGTTTAAATTATTTTGTGCGTATAAGTTTTGTGCTGGTTTTTGTTTTGTCTCTGGGTTGTGCTTCATAGGCTTACGAGCTGGCTTTTGGCTAGACATTTTTTCTTTTTTGTCGTCTTCCTCTTCTTTTTTGTCGTCCATTTCGGATAACTTTTTCTTAAGCTCTTCTACTTGCTCTTTTACCTCTTCAATTACTGGAGCAATAACTTCTACTACTGCCTCTACGATAGCAGCTACCTCTTCAACAGCCTCTTCTGGCACGTCTTCAATAATAACTTCCTCTTCTAGTTGCTCTTCTTTAATTTCCTCAGTCTCTTCTGCGGCTGCTTCTTTTACCTCAGCGATCATTCCTTCCTCAGATACAACGATAATTTTGCCGTCTCCAGTGGTATAATCTCCAATAGGTAGTGCGATACGCTCTTCGTCAGAAACTATAAAGATAGCTTGTCCAGCTTCAAAGCTTTCAGCTTCTATAACTGTCACGCCGTCCTCTAGTGTTTGCTGTGCTAAACTTACTCTAGCCGATAGCAAAGTCTTAATTTGCGATAACATTTCTGTTGGTTTCATATTTATTATTTATTTATTACTATTTATTTACTGTTTATAGAAAATCGTTATTACCAGTATATTTAATTACCTCTCTATATTTAGATACTAACTCGTCGTAAACCATTTTACCACTTAAAGACATTTCATTAAGTTGGTCGTAATTTTGCACTAACTCTCTAGGGTCTATACCTAGCTCGCTAGTTTTTTCGTTTAGTTCTTGTATTAATTCTTGTACTTTTTCGCTTTCCTCTTCTAAAAACCTAGCACTGCCGTTAATAGCCATTTCGTCAATTTCTGTTTTAATAGGAGACGTAACGTTTATAAACTCGTCTGCTAAATCATCTAGCCTACCCTCTGAGTAATAAATAGCCTCATTGTAAGACTCGTCTAAAGACTCGAAAAGATTTTCTAAATCTGACACTACTGATAATTCAACAGCTTTTTTAGCTGGCTTTAATTTCTCTACAATAGACAGTACTGTTTTATTTGTATTCATAGTTTATATTCTTATTGCTGTTTCAAATTGTGATTTTCTGTCTTCAAATTTACTAGAGTCTTTTGTTAAAAACTCTATTTCGATAATATGCTCTTCGTAATTAGGGTATACGTCTTCTACGCTTAAACCTAACTCTTCTGATTTAATTTTAATATCCTCTAAACGTTGTCTGTCTAAGTCTAAGTCGGAAGGCGTTAAGAAAGCCTCGGTATTATTAAAAAACACGTCGTAAAGTTTAATATATGCGTCGTACATAATGTCAAATTGCTGATCAAAAAATTCATCAACCGCATAATTAAGTCTTTCAGTCTCTTCGGTTAGTACGTCTAAATCGTAGTCTAACTCGTCTACTAATCCTAGTGCTACTTTTTTCTTAGCGTTTAGGTTAGCCTCAGCTTTTTTTAACTCTGTGTTATGCTTACTGCTATCAAACAGTCTACTAAATACTCTATCTTTTGTACTCATAGTTTTATCTTCTAAAAAATTGTAAAGTATCTCCGTCCCAACCTGCGGAGCTATAATTATTTGTTAAATCGTTTTGAGCTTTAAAAGCTTTATCTCCTAAATCTTTAGCTCCTAACTCATTTGCTTTGTATAATAAGTCGCCGTATCTTTCTCTTAAATCCTCGTATCTGTCGTGTACATCATTAAACCTAGAGTTAAATTCTCGTCTTAAATCTTCTACTTTATCAATAATGGTTTTTAGCTCGTCTGCATCTTTTAAAACATCTATTGCCTCTGCATCTAAATCGTCCATTAAAGACAAATCTACTTTTTTAGATAATTCGGTTTTAGCTTTAAACAGCTTATTAAATACTACATTTTTTGTACTCATAATTATATAACGTATTGATTAATTTATTTGCATTTTTACTCGCTTACTGCTGTGATTCTACCTATGCCTTGCGCCCATAGTGAGCCGTCGCAGCACTCGCTAGAGTAGGTTAACTCGTCTTTACATAAACAACCTCTGCTACCTCCTGTAGGCGATACGCCTATATT